GGGTTACGGAATCCCACAGCTGGCTCATCGGAGGCAACTGCTTGACAAGCATGACAGGAGTTCCAGCGGTGATGCCACTGATCGGGATACGGGCGATCGGAATCCACACGGTACCGGAATTGTTCAGGATACTACCCGACGGAACCGTGGGATCAGCCGCCGTGCCACTGGTGGCGGTGCCCTTCAACACAGCGAGCGCGATCGTTTCGATGTTGTTCGAGTCTCGCGTGTATTTCACGCAGATTAGGTCGTTGCGGTTCCGTCCTGTGATTCCGCTTTCGATGGTGACGGTTTCCGCCGCGGTGACGCGTGCGTATCGTCCTTCGATCACAAGGTTGAGGACCGGGATGAGCGCTTTGTTTGCTGACTGCATGGTCACGGCGGGGAATTTGCCGTCGCTGCCTTGCAGCAGGTAGTTGCCGTTTCCGACCAGTCCGGCCTGCATGGCTCCTTGATCGCTGGATGTGATGTGCGGAGCGCCGGCCTTGCCGGTGATGAGATTCATGGTCATGGTCATTCCTTCCTATCTGTTGTGTTGTTGAGGTATGCGGCGTAGGCGGCGTCCTGCGTGGCTGCCAGCGCTTTGAACGTCTGCCAGCATGCGGTACAGACGAGCGCGCCCTGTGCGACTCCGTCGACGGTGGTGTGGGTGATGTCGTGCCAGTCGCTGGAGGTGCGTGGGTCACCGTCGGCGAGGTATTCGGAGGCGTGGCATCGGTCGCAGGTGTATCTGGTGATGTTCGTGGTTCGTGCCATTGATGTTCCTTCCTCTTTCAGGCTGTGCGCTGGTAGATGTGTCCCGGAAGGATGGTGTTGCATTCCTTCCAAGTGCCGCCGTAGGTGGTTCCCGGATTTGTTGTGGCGGTGGTCCAGTAGAGGGAGCCGACCGGGTGGGCGGTGATGAACGCCTGGCTTGCGCTCATGCCCGTCTCGCCCTTGTCGCCCTTCGGGCCGACGAGGCTTGTGTTCGAGACTGGCTTGAACGTCACGTTTTTCCCGGTGGCTGTGATCTGCGCGTACATCAGGTTCTTGCCGCCATTGGTCATGGCGAAGAAGTATTCGCCTACGGTCGGGGCACGGTTGAAACTGAGTGTCTTCCAGTCAAAATCCGAGCATGCGGACGTCCAGTATCCGGCTAGTATGCGGGTGATGATCAAGGCAGGCAACCCGGTGTCGCCACGTTGGCCGGTCTCGCCTTTCGCTCCGGTCGCTCCGGTCGCGCCGGTCGCTCCTGCGGGCCCCTGTGGTCCCTGCACTCCCTGCTTGCCTTGCGGTCCGGTGTCGCCTTTGGGTCCTTTGACGTTGCCGAGCAGAATCTTCGTCATATGCGCTCCTTACTTTCCGTCATTGATCATGTAGTACAGGTCGCCCGTCGCCGGATCGTAGGAGACGGGAGCTTCTGACGCGGTGGCCGTATCCGCGTACACGGCGTACAGGTCTCCGTTCGGGTCGACCTGCAGTGTGAAGAATCCGGAGGTTGGTGCCGTCACACCGCTGGCACCCTGCGGGCCGACCGGCCCCTGCGGACCCTGCAGTCCCTGCGCTCCCTGTATTCCCTGTTTACCCTGCGGCCCGGTGGGGCCTGTTGCTCCGGTAGGTCCGGCAGGGCCGGTGTCGCCTTTCGGACCTTGCGGGCCGGTAGGGCCTCCTTCTCCGGCGGGTCCGGCATCGCCTTTGTCGCCCTTGTCACCTTTCAGCCCTTCAGGACCTTGCGGGCCGGTAGGTCCGGCAGCTCCAGTGGCTCCTTTGGGCCCGGTCTCGCCGGTATCGCCCTTCACGCCTTGCGGGCCGACGTCACCTTTTGGACCTTGCGGTCCGGCAGGGCCTTGCGTTCCGATGATGGATTGACGGGAAATCGTCTTTCCCGTGAATAGGCTGCCGGACTGTGAAACGCACTGCCAGACGATGCTGTATTTTCCGCCACCTGACAATGCGGTCGAATATTCGTTGGCGAGTGGTGTTCGGTTCAACCATTCGCTCACGTTCCCCGTGAAAGTGGATCCCACCGGATATTCGCCGACGAGGGATTTCTTCATCACGAGCGCCGGAAGGCCGACGTCGCCTTTAGCTCCCTGAACGCCCTGCGCTCCTTGCTTGCCTTGCGGGCCGGTGGCCCCGGTATCGCCCTTGTCGCCTTTGGGGCCTTTGATGTTGCCGATTAATAGTCGCGCCATGTGTCACCTTTCCGGGATGTCCACGTACAGGTTCCCGCTCTCGGAGTCCCAGACGAACGAGGGTGGGTTCGTGTTGTCCGGATAGTTCACATACAGGTCGCCGTCGCCTTCCATGCTGAGCGTGAAGAAGCCGTTCGAGGGGGCGGATACGCCGCTGTCGCCCTTGTCACCCTTCTCCCCTTGCGGGCCCTGGATGCCTTGGGAACCTTGGATGCCTTGTCTGCCCTGGGGGCCGGTCGCTCCCTGTGGACCCGTGGGACCCTGCGGACCTGTGGAACCCGTCGGGCCTTGCGGTCCCGCCGCGCCGATCGCGCCGGCATCACCCTTATCGCCTTTCTCGCCGCGTATCCCCTGCAGTCCCTGCGGGCCTTCGGGACCGGCGACGCCTTGCGGCCCTCGCTCCCCGGTCGCTCCTTTCTCTCCCCGAGGACCGGTGGGTCCGGTCGCTCCGGTGGCCCCCTGTGGTCCTGTGTCGCCCTTGTCGCCCTTCTCCCCTTGCGGACCCTGGTCGCCTTTCGGAATCCCCAAATTCAAGGTTTTGTCGCTGCCGGCGCCCGTGAGCGACGCGCTTGCCTGTGCGCCGGGGGCGAGCGTGTCCACCGAACCGATTTTCAGGCCGGTGATGTAGTCGCCTTTCGGCTGTTTACCCGACAATGCGTTGTTGAGCGAGTCGATGTCGTTTCTGGTCACGTCGGCACTGAACGTCCAGGCGTCAAGTTTGAGACCGGCTCCCGCGTAATAGGCGTGGCCACCATCCCCGATGGAGGATTCTCCACTGTTGCCACCGGCGCTGGCACCTCCGGATTCGTAGGTGACGGTGAGCACGCCTCCCGAAACCTTGACGATCTTCTTGGAGATCTCGGCAGTGACGACGAGGCCCGTGTTGTTGTCACGGCCCGTTACCAGGTCGCCGACGTCCGCATCGATGCCGTCGGGAATGTCCACATCGATGGTGCTGGCATTCCGAAGTTCCTGGAATTTCTGCCTGCCCTTGTCCTCGAGCTCGTCGGCTTCGGCGTTGGACAACTCGTATGTGGCGGTGCGTTCGTCAAGCCCTTTGAGTGTCTGCGTGTGGCTGAACGTGCCGTTCGCGTCGGCGTACCAGTGGATGACGGTACGGTCCTTGAGTTCGCCCTTGCCCAGGCAAATGAGATGGTTGATAGGGTGCGCCGCCTGTTTGACGGTGAAGTCGATGAGGTCCGAGTCGATGCTGTCGCCGATCGTGCGGACGGGCATGGCGCTCATGGACACCTTGTCGCCGTCATTACGCAACCGGAGTTTGAGTCCGCTTGCCCTAAGCATCTTGACCAGACCGCTGTACAGGTCCACGTACCGGTCGAACTGGCAGGTGGTCTTGTGGTCGGCGCTTTCTTCGGTGACGGTGAACAGGCCTTGCAATCCCGCACGGCTGACGAGCGTGCGCATGATGACGGGAATCGTGCCGGACAGGGTGAGGTAATCGTTATTCCTGTCCGGTTCGATGATCTTCGAAGCGAGCACTCCATGCCAGTCGCGGCCATGCCATGTGACGGTGGACAGCCCTCCATCCACGTCGACATCCGTGTCGTCGATGATGCCGCCGTACTCGGTGCCGTCAATCATGATGCGGCTCCCCGCCTTCAACGCGGCGTCTTCGACCTGCAGGTCGAAGTCGTTCTCCCCGCTGCCGAACGCGAGGTCGAGCGTGTATGAGGCGTGGCTCGCCACGGGCTTGCCTGTGGCGTCGGTGACGATCAGGTCCATGGCGGTTCACTCCTTTCCTCGCAGACCGTCAAGTCGAATTGGAATCCTCCCGGCCAACTGACCGACTGCGTTCCGGGCGCGAGCGGTTGGAACACGTACCGGCCGGAATCCTTGCCCGAGCCTCTCACGGCCTGCGCGAAGCAGTTGGTGGCGAGCCCGGTGCCGCTGACCATGGTGACGGTCCTGACATCGCCGGTGCCGTCGATTTCCAGACGTGAGCCGGATGGTACGGTCACGTCGACCTCGTATCGGTTGTCCCCGATGATGACGTACGGGTTTGTGCACGGTCCGAATATCGTGAGTTTGACCGGCTGCGGGATGGACGTGTCGTTGACGATCTCGGCACCCAATGCCATGCCGGCGAAATCATGCGGATAATCATATGGATAGTCAAGGTCGGAGGTTCCGAAATCGTATCGCGGCGTGAAATGCGTCATGGTCGAACGACGCCACACGCCATCGGCCAGCACGATGGTCAACTGTGTTTCGACCATCGTGGGCGTGATGGACTGCGGCTCGCTTTTCGTGATCCACGCTTTGGCTTCCCATTCGCCGTCGGCGATGAGCGTGCCCGGGTTCCCGGATGCCATGTCGGCGTCCGCGAGGCGGCGCAATAGGTTGAGCGTCTCCGGAGAATCGTGGATCTTCACGGGGATGGTCGTCTCACGTGTCTTGCGTGCGATGCCCGTGATGCCGCGCGAGGCGAGGCTGTAATCCCAGACGCGGGCGCGCAGTCCAGTGAGCGTCCCGCCGTAGAGCGGACCTTCGAAACCGATCGACTCGCCTGTCGCGCCGCTCACGTAGCTCAAGGTTCTCATGCCACGCTCCTTACGAGTCTCGCGAAGTCACGCTGGGTGAACGGCCGGTCGTCGGACATCGCCGCTTCGACGGTTTCGATCAGCGTGTCCATCCTGCCGATGACGGTTTCCAAGAGTCTGTCGGAATCCGATGGCGTGGCCGTGGTGACGTTCAATCGTCCGGTCTTCGACCAGTCCATACCGTCGAGGCTCATCGAGGAGACGAGCGAGTCCATGGACCGGTTGACCACGGCTGCTGAATCGTCGATGCCCAATGCCATGCCTCGGCCGATCATCACGCCGACCTCGTCGCGCATGAGGCGTGATGGTGAGTGGATGCCGAGTTTGCTTTTGACAGCGGAGATGGCATCGTTGACGCCGGAGAGCAGGCTCGACGCGATGCTGCCGATCTTGCTCTGGATGCCGCTGACGATGCCGCTAACGATATTCGCTCCGATGCTGAGCATGCGGCCCGGCAGGGAGGACAGGGTGCCGACGATGTTCTGCACGAACTGCTGACCGGCCTGCAACGCCTTGGATCCCATCTGGGACGCCCAATTGGCGACGCTGGCGATCGTCGCGGACAACCAGGATGCGATCCGTCCCGGCAATTGGGCGAGGAACGTGCCCACGCTCGTGAGAAAGCGGCTGCCGGCCTGCATGGCCTGCGACGCCATGTTGGACACCCATGCGGACGCGGAGGCTATGGCGCCGGCGAGCCATGCGGCCACGTTTCCGGGCAGTTGGGCGAGGAAAGTGCCGACGTTCGTGAGAAACTGCGTGCCCATCTGCAGGGCCTGCATGGCTGTGGACGACACCCATGCGCCGATGGTCGCGATGGTCGAGGCGAGCCATGCGGCGATGTTGCCCGGCAGTTGCATGAGGAACGTGCCAACGTTCTGCACGAACTGCATGCCCATCTGCAGGGCCTGCGCGCCGAACGCTGCCGCGTATAACGCGATCGATGTGACGGTGTAGCCGAGCCAGTATGCAATCGTCTCGGGCAGGTTCATGATCGCGTTGGCGAGGTTCGTAAGGAACTGTTGGCCGGCCTGCAATGCTGACTGGCCGAGGCTCATGGCCCATGAGGCGACGGCGGACGCGGCTCCGGCGAGCCACGAGGCTATGTTGCCGGGCAGCTGGGAGAACCATTGTCCGACGCTTTGGATGGCCGATGGGAGCGTGGACGTGAAGAACGAGACGATGGATTGGCCGATCGAGGTGACCTTGCTCACGGCCGCCTGCCACGCGGACGATAGGAACGACGTGAACGACGCCCACCACTGCTGTCCGGTCTTGGTCTGTGTAAGGAACAATGCGAACGCGGCCACGGCCGCCGCGATGGCGGTAATGACGAGTCCGAACGGGTTGGCGTTCACCACCGCGGTGAATGCGACCTGCACGGCTGTCGCCGCCTTCGTGACGGCGGACCATGCGGTCTGCGCTGCGGTGACGATCTTCAGTCCGCCGGCCATTTCCTTCAACGCTGGTACGATGCCGCCCAATTGCATCATCAGATCGACCGTCTTGGAAACGCCGGTGGCGGCCGTCGTCAGTGTCTGTGCGCCGGTCGTGACGGCCGATATCGCGGTCGACACTCCCTTCAGTCCGGCCGAGACGATGTCCCAGCCCTTGACTGCGAGCAATGCGATGGTGATGGCCTTCAACGCGCCGGACACCAGTGCGCCGTTCTGCTGAGCCCACTGTCCGACCGACTGCAGCCATCCTCCCACCTTCATGAGCACGCCGGTCAAAGTGTTCAACAGTCCGGCGAAGCTCTGCGCCGCGGAACCGGCGGTGCGCGCGCTGTCGTTGAAGCCGAAGGCCTGCGAGACCGCGGCCGCCAATACGGAAACCAGCGAGCCCAATCCGGAGATGACGCCGGTCAGGCTTTCAAGGAACGGCTGCAACGCGCCCGTCTCGATGAACGTGTTGACGAACGTCTTCGCCCATCCCGCCGCGTTCGACAACACCTGCGCGACCGAAGCGACCACTCCCGCGAGCGCGCCGGCGGTTGTGGAGAACATTGTGGCGGCT